GTAGCACCAGTTAGGCATTGTTTGTTTCCTTTCTTTGTGGCTTGCGCCGTTGTTGTAATGATAAGTCAAATGGTTTCGTTTGTCAAGTATCGGTGCCTTACCAACCTTTCTCTATCGTGCAAGCGAGTATGAAAAGTCCGACCATTCCACCCATGAGCAGCAAGTAACCAGAACTTCCGATACCACCACCGACAACTACTGCCAGTAGGCACAGTCCTGCCCATTGTTTGCGTACCAGTTTCCTGTTCTCTTTGATGCCCATTCGTTTCCTCACTTGTTGGCGACGGTATTTCATGTCGTCGTTGTAGTCCAACCATGCTTGCACAGATGGATGATTCGTGCTCCATTTCGGGTTCATGACCTAATTTCCTTTCCTTCGTCGTCGAATACGAACAGATGATGTGGTCGTAGTTCGTTGATGATTTCCCACGCATTTTCTCTGCCGTGTTCAATGATTTCGTCTAGCGAAAATGTTTCACCCTCGCCAGTCCCCATCATTTCTTCTATGTATTTCACATCAAGTGTCACGCTTGCTGTGAATGTTAGATACTTGGGTCGTGTCTCTGTTTCCATTGTTGTTTACCTTTCTGCCATTCTTTCTGCCATGTCCACCAGATACTCTATGTATGCATCTTTGCAAGGTTCACATGAGTACCATTCGGGACTGTCCCATTCGGCTGCGTCGTTTTCCATGCAAGAGAAACAGTCCTCTTGTGGGTTTGGGTTTGCTTCGGGGAAATGTATCGGCATCACGCACCTACCTTTTCTGCCAGTTGCCTAACGCTTTCGTCGGTATGCAACATGATGGTTACAGTTCCATACATATCTTCGTGGACATAGACTGATGGTAAGTCAAGTCCTGCTTTTTCTAGACTGTCTAGGATTAGACGTCTGTTGGTTTCCATTACGCACCTACCCTTCGCATTGTTTGGTTCCAACGCAACTTGTGTACTTCTAGTTTCCGTTGGGTGACTGCACCGGCATTTCGTAATACGACTCTGCCTTTGCTGTCTAAGATTCGTGCGTGTCCTACGCCTCGTAGTTCTTCCCATGCTTGGGCAAGTGTGAAGTAGCCACCGCCGATTTGTTTGTAGATGATGTGGTCTATCTGTATCAGATACATTTGTTACCTTTCTGTTGTTTGTAGTGTGTCTCAATAGTGACTGTTTGTCAAGTATCTTTTCGTAGTTTCTTTATTTAGATTTGTTGTCTAGTCTCCCTCTCTCAGGCTATCGTGCTGCCTGTTAGTAGTTCGATGTATTCTTTTTCTTCTAGCCTGTCGCAACATTCGTTGCAGATGTCTGCCTCTGTGTGACTTGAGAGGAAATTTTTTCTATGGTCTAGCCATTCCACATGGATAGAGGCTTGTTCTTCTTTGCAAATCTGGCACGACATCACATCACGCCCATTCATGATGCAAGACATAGCCTGCTCTGTCGTTGTCGTTTTTATAGAGCCAGTAGGACAGTCCATAGACCAAGTGAAAGCCCATGTCCATACCGCAACCATTGACACGGATTACCCTTTGTCCGTGTCGGTCTTTGTAGTTTTCTCCCATAGCCTTTGCTGCCGTGTAGGTGATGTCTAAGAGCCTGCCTTGGTCGTCTGTCATCTTGAGACTGATGTCTCTAGACATTCCCGATTGCGAGACATGGCGTAGGACTGTGTAGACAGTCTTTCGGTCTTTGTTGGCGAACAGTTGGCGCAAGGTTTCTTGTGCCTCTTTCTGCTCTGCCTCTCGTAGGGCTTTCTTTGTTGTCATTGTTGTACCTTTCTTTTGTAGAGTGTCTTTCACTCTGACCCTGCCAAATGTTACCATTTGGAAGAGCCACAGTCAAGGACTGTTTCGTGTGACTTTTGTCACCAAGGACTACGCCATTCGTCGTGGTCTATCTGTGCCGTTCTCAGTAGGTCAAGTGCTCTGTCCATTCCCATAGCCAAGCCTGCTTTCACTGCTTGTCCTGTTTTGTTGCCACGCTGCTTGGCGTATTCTGCGTCTTGTTCGTAGCCTTTCTTTGACCATTCCAGAGCATCTACTAGCCACTTCACTTGTTCCGATGTCATGACTTCACCATTCTTCCACTATCTCGCCACATTCGGCGCAACCCCAACCAGAAATTTCGCTAGTTTCCCAAGAAAAAATGGGGTGCTTGTCGTTGCCTTCTGGGTCGATGTCTGGCAGATTCTCGCCACACTTGCGACAGTAACAGTCCGCATAGTAGGTGAATCCTACGGGGTCATGTCGTGAATAGAGTCTCATGTCTTGTACCTTTCTGTCATGGTTGATGTCTCAACCTTGTGAAACACACTCTAACAGTACCGTTTGAGAATGTCAAGTCAATCCCCAAGATTTTTTGTAGTTTCATAATCTAGAACAAAAGTCCACTTTTGATCAAAACTAGATAAAGAGTCTAACCACCAACAGACACCGACTGTCCACCACCACCACCAACTAGTTGCAAATGCAACAACTCTCAGCCGTTCTCATTCTCACCCATTCCCAACTAGGCAGGCTCTCGTCTTTGCTACCTTTTGTTAGCACTCTGCAAACTTTTGCAAGCACCCCTGTACTTGTAGTCTGCAAGTGTTCTGCGGAGCAGTCGCCGACTGTCGCACATCATGCGTCGTATCGTCACGAACAGTCACAGACTGTTGCACAACTGGGGGTCTGCCGAGGGGTTTGGGGGGTGGGCTGTTGTATATCGTAGTTGTAGGGTTTCACTCTTTTGGTGTGTTGTCGCTCTGGGTGGTTTGTTGTGTGCTTGGGGTGGTTGGGGGTGTCTGGCTGTTTCTAACAGCGCTGTTTCGGTGTCAGCGGCTTGAGCACCACCAGCATTTGTTTGCAAAAGAAAAAGGGAAAAAAGAAAATGTGTCCGTCGACGGGTTTGACCTGTCCCGCAGCAGTGCTGTTTCCCTTTAGGGCGGCAACCGCAGTGCGCAGCACAAGGGCGCCAGTAACTGTGCGCAACCCGACAGGTGCGCTAATGGTCTCCCCCCACAGTTCTGCTCTTTAGAGCATGGTCGCCGTAGCCAAGATTTTTAGCCGACACCAGTGAAACAATGAGTTGACGTTCATTACGCTGCTTGAACCGGTTACACAACAGGGGAAGGTTCGGTCTTGGGTACTTCTTGGTTGCAGGGTTCATCTACCCACGTTCCCGTGTGTGAATGACCCGCACCATGCAAACGGTGTACGCCCTTGCTTGCCCTGTGTTTCCCAACATGAGGGGCTTTGCTGATTGCGAAATGATTATAGCAGGTCTTTGCGGCAGGAGTCGAACCTGCGACACAACAGTTGCAATCTGTTGGTCTGACGTCCCCGGACTTAACTAGTGTCACCGTGCGGCCAGACAGTCCCGCCGATACTGTTTCGACAAAGACCTACTACACAAACTGTACCTAGTTCTGTTATCTTTGTCAAATCATGATGGTTCACGGCGTTGTCAAAACAATCTGCCCGTGCAACACACCAACCCCACCACATCAAGCAACGTGCGGTGAAGAAGAGGACGACGACTGATGGGAACAAAACGGGCTGTTTCCCCCGCCGATAAAGCCAAATTTTTTGCAGCCATCGCCCAAGGCAAAACCATCTCAGATGCCTCCCGTGTCGCAGGCATCCACGTCAACACCGGCTCCAAATGGTTAAAGAAACTAAAAGCAGCAGAAGCCGAAGCCAAACTTGCTAATGAGAAAGTGGCGAAGCATCGCCGCAACGAGGGCGGTGTGCAACGTGACGAATACAACGCCATGTTGGACGCCATCGAAATGCCAACCGCTGTCGCCCATGAACATCTCTGCGACGAAGCCAAACGAGGCTTGGAAGACTTCGACTTTTTCAGACGACACTATTTGGGAAGGGTGCCGTCCCCCTGGCAAGTAGAAGCCGCCTACGCCCTGGAGAAGTACTACCGCTCCGAAGAAAAAGAATTTGTTGTTGTCAACGTCCCACCTGGTGCCGGAAAATCCACCCTGTTCCACGACCTTGCTGTGTGGATGATATGCCGTGACCGCAAAATCAGAATCATGATTGGGTCCGTTTCCCAAGCGATGGCGAAACTGTACTCCCGTCGCATCAGAGAAACCCTTGAGCGACCCATGCCCATCCAACCAGACCCAGGAATGGTCGACAAAGGTTTAGCACTAAACGCCGAAGGATGCTTAGCAGTTGACTACGGCAGGTTCCGCCCCTCCGACAAAGGCGCCCTGTGGCGCTCAGAAGAATTCGTCGTAGAACAACTAGACGGAAACGGTTTGGACAACAAAGAACCAACCGTCCGTGCATACGGTATCGAATCAGAGTTCATTGGTCATCGTGCCGACCTGTGCCTTTTTGACGACGTCGCCTCCCCCGACAACTCCCGTGAATCCGTCGCCAGAGACAAACTCCTAGAACGCTGGGACAACGTCGCAGAAGCCCGTGTCGACCCAGGCGGACTACTCGCAGTCGTAGGACAGCGCCTCGGCTCCGGCGACCTCTACGCCCATTGCCTCGCCAAAGTCACCTTCGACGACATCGACGATGACTACGACGGCTCCGATGTGCTCACACCAGAACAAACCGAAGCCTTAGAACCACAAAAAAAATCGAAATACCACCATGTCATCTACAAGGCGTACTACCCAGAATTAGACACAGGTAAAGAATCCCGCCGATTCAACGCCGAACCATGGCCAAACGGCCCACTCCTCGACCCCAAACGGCTCCCCTGGAAAGACCTGTCATTCATCCGGTACAACAAACCCGATGTGTTCTCCGTTGTGTACCAACAAGAAGACCTCACCATCGACCAATACCTCATCAACCCTGTGTGGATACATGGCGGCACCGGCCAAGATGGGGTCATGTACCAAGGGTGCATCGACCATGAACGAGGCCACGGCGAAATCCCCCCACAACTCGCCCCACCAATCCTGTCTGTTGTTGGTGTCGACCCATCCCCCTCCCAATTCTGGGCACTCACCTGGTTCCTATACCAACCCCAACAAAACCTGTACCACGTCGTCGACATCGCCAGAACCAAACTCACAGCCGAAGACCTCCTCGGCTACAACACCACCACCGGCGAATACTCAGGGGTCATGGAAGACTGGCAAAACCGGTCCATGGCCCTCGGCTACCCCATCTCCCATTGGGTTGTTGAAATCAACGCAGCCCAACGGTTCCTCCTAGCCCACGACTTCATCCGCAAATGGCAAACCCTT